GCACCACATGGTTTACGCAGCCGCAGCAATCTTCGTTGTCTGGGCAGTTATTGCCTTCCGATGGGAGATCATATCTTGGTTCATGCAGAGCGTCTGCGAAAATCACTATCAACCATACGACGAAGGGAATGAGAGTAAAAACTAAGGAGACATATAATGCACACAAGCATAACCAAGCTTCCTAATAATCAATACGCAGCGAGCATAACCTGCTTAAATGCGTTTGCAAGCCATCGCGGATTTAATACCATAACCGATGCCCAAGCATGGATAGAGGTAATGAAGGATAAAGTTCATCCTGTGCTTGCGTCCTCTGATGATATATTCCGTGCTCCACATCGTGCGCATCACTACAGCGGCCCTTGGCCGGGAAACGAATAAGCATAATATAATGCCTAATATATCCGAACCGCAATACGAATGCTTTTCCTGCGAGCGGTATTTTACGCGTGCGTCCGCGCTCGCTGATGGCGTACCGCTTGATTACGCAGCAGAATACTGTACTAAGGATTGCCTTGATTCATTTACCGCGATGCTAGAAGCTGGAGCAGCGGAGTCCAAAGCAGCGAAGCTTGATGAACCAGAATCCGCAAGCGGCAACGCTAAGGACGCAGTATTCAATCTAGCACAGAGATACAATCTAAAGCTGACGAAGGATTAGCAGCTAGATATACGGCGATTATACCGCCGTGCGCGCCCGAGAATTATATCTTACCACATCTCAGGTAACATGCGAATTAACACATCGGGCGCGCACTGGAGTATAATAACGTAAGCAATGGAGATGGCGATATGGAAAAGACTCTGCTAACATCGCAGCAAAAAGAAATACTCAAGTACAAAGCACTCATAGATTATTATGAGAAGCACCCAACTGCACCGGTTTCGGCACTTAATAATCAATACATCTGGATTGTTGGTGCCCCAGAAGAATACAAAGCCATAGGCGCCGGCAAGAAAGAATATAATAATGATACTTTTGTATACAGAGTCGAGATACTTCCCTCAGATTACCCAGACCGCAAATGGGATAATTTAGAACTGAGATATATAACCAGTCGTGAAAATGTATGCAAAAAGATTGTGCGGGGGAAGAAAATCGTACCAGAATATATAGTACAAGGAACTCCATCTCGTGTTATCGAAGAGCATGAGGAAGACGATATCGAATGGGAATGCCCGGAATCTATTCTAGCATCATCGGAGGAATAGCATGGCTATCACCGAGAAAATAACCTGCGATGTATGCGGGATTGAACGTGGGCCAGCGAATCATTGGATCGTATCCGATAACGATAGAGCCAACGGAAAATTATCTTTTCATATTTGGACCAAGGCTTATCAAGAATACGGGCACCTCTGTGGCTCTGGCTGTGCTACGAAGCTTCTAGAGCAGCAAATAACCGTATGGAGATCGGAGTTATAATGGTTCATTATATAAAAATCGAAACCTCCAACCCAATTCTTCCCCAACAACGTAATGAAATAACAAAAACAATCTCTCGCGTAGTATCCGGCGGGCCTGTCACAGACACCGCAATAATCCAATCAAATACAAACCAGCCAAACACACTTCAAATAGATATATATAGAGAATAGGAGAATAACATGGCAGCTAAGAAACCTGGAAAATATGTAATTGTTCGTACATGCACAGCGGGAGTATTCGCTGGAAATTTACACTCAAGAAACGGACAAGAAGTGGTACTTAAAAATGCCCGCAGACTTTGGTGCTGGTCTGGAGCAGCATCCCTGTCGCAACTAGCCCAATCTGGCACGACAAAACCAAAAGACTGCAAGTTCCCCGAAGAAGTTTCTTCTGTACTATTACTACAAGCTATTGAAATTCTTGATGTATCAGCAATTGCTGAAGCTTCGATTAAGAGTGTGGCAATATGGAGAGCCTAATTAATGGCGGAAACGGAGACGGATACGGAAGAGGATACGGAAACGGAAACGGATACGGAAACGGAAACGGATACGGAGACGGATACGGAGACGGAAACGGAGACGGAGACGGAAACGGAAACGGATACGGATACGGATACGGAAACGGATACGGATACGGATACGGATACGGAGACGGATACGGAGACGGAAACGGAGACGGAGACGGAGACGGAGACGGAGACGGGAACGGAGACGGATAAATTCACCCTACCCCTCGACACAGTCTTTCGGATGTGCGGTAATCATCATATTATCGCACATCCGAGTTTTCCATAGAATTAAATCTGACGCTAAAAATATCTTGACTACAGCGCGTGATGTGCAACAATATACCTAGATCGCATACGCGCGCCGTCGTCAATGTATAGTAGCTAAATACATTGTGCAGCACGCAATAGCATCAAAATAGAAACGCGGGCAATCCCGCAGGAGAATAATACAAATGTCAACTACCGCTGTTATCACTGACCCTAATACCCTCACAACCCTCCCCATCTCTAGCGAGATTCTGAACTATACCGCGATTGTTGAACTTGACGAAAAGGGTGTAATTCAGAAGAAGGCGCTGACTACGAGCTCCAAGCGTGTTGAGAATCTTGAGGCCGCAGGATACGCAGGGAAGGAAGTTATCGCATTCAAGCAAACTGTTTCGCGCCCTGTGATTGGAACGCTTGCAGGATTTGAAGAGTTGTACCCTGATACTGACGCGCGACTTTTCATTATCAACCGTGGTCTCAGTGCGTATGCTGACGCCAAGGTACGTACTGTACTTCTGGATACGAATAACGATGGTACGGAGCTTACGTTCCAGAGTACGAATGGCGTTTACGATCTGACTACTGATGTGCAGGAGACTCCGGCACGCAAGCTCACCGCAGAGGAAACAACGATCGCCGGCCTTCGCAAGATGGGCGTTTCGGACGATCTTATCGCGCAGGTGTTTGCGTCGCTTGCCGCTGCAAAGCCTGTCTAAGCGATTGTAATATCTGTAATACGGCAGTAAACATAGGCGCACGTTCAGTAAAATGGGCGTGCGCCATTTTTAGTTTAGGGTGGAGGAGAATATATGCGAAAGTATTTCTATATCGAATGGGTGAGTCCTGAACTTCGTTGGGTGAGAGTAGTAGGACGTTATAATACTAAAACAGAAGCCGAAGCTGCTTCTACACTGAGAAACGCTGCGGCCACATATCGTATTGTCGAGGAATAGTGGAGGTTGATTTAGATGGCGTATCTGAGTAATGGAATGCCCGCAAAATGCCCGCGATGTGGTATGAATATGAGCGCGTTTCTCGCACTTGGTGAGATAAGTTGGCATTACCAATGTAATTGGAACTTTTGCGAGGATATGGGTAAAAAGTACACAGAAAGACAATTATTTTTATTGCCTGTTATAACTCCAGCACAAGCCCAAGCATACTGTGCGTCACGAGTGCCGCTAGGCGCAACTAAATTTATAGTTAGTGCCCCAAGACGAACTGGAAAATCTTGGCCACAACAAGTTCAACAAGTATATAATCCATCCGGTACAACGAGACCAACTATGCCCAAACGAGTCCGAATAACATATTTATACAACGATACCATCGTAGAGCTGCATTTCATAACGTGCCCACAGCGCGGATGGTTCAAGGATAATATCCAACCGATGATTGATATTCTCAAAAGTGCAATCCCAGCAACCGCGCGAGAATATGATCCATCGACATTCAAATGGCAGATCGCCATCGAATACTGGCCCGCACTGAAGCAGATTCTCGAAGTCTCACAGTTCGATATTAAAGTAATGCAGCCGTCCGCAGGAGCGCAAGGCGTAAACGTACCAAAGGATTATGCGGAGAACTTCTATCACAAGCCCGTAGCACCGAAGGCGGAGACTAAGGAATCAATTCTAACCCAGCTTGCGGCTCTGCTCGGAATCCACGAAGACATAGCAAGCATGGAGCTTGTAGCACTGAAGAAGAAATATCGAGAAGCAGCGCGGAAATATCACCCAGATTTTGGTGGCGATAGCGCGAAAATGTCCGAGCTCAATCGTGTGTGGACAATTTATAATTCAGGAGGGTCGAATTGAAACTAAAACTACATAAAATCCAAAAATACTGGGCTGTAGAATTCCGTGGCACTCGCACGCTATTCGAGCAGCACGAGGGCGCGACGGAATTCGCACTAAAGCAATGGAAGCGGTATTATAAAGAGCAATCCGCGTATGCGATGCTCGGGACGCTGTCTGTGAATCTACTGAATACCGAGGAGCTTGATTTATATAACAAGCTCTGCAAGAATAAATGTCGTGGAATAACCAAAGCACAATATGGCTACGTTAAGGGAATTCATGAACGACAAGAAAGGGAGTGGTAATGTTTGAATAAGTGCAGCTCAAAGCACGCTCCGAGGCGTGCTTTATGGTGTACTTATACATCGAAGGAGAATATATGAAACTCGAAGATATAACAGCGGAGCAGGTAGATGCGTGGCTTAATAAACAATTTGAGCTTTCTCTAACTCAGAATATGGACGATGAGTGGCTTGCGAATGTTAGCATGAAGCTAGAGGATATGTCCGCGATAGCCAGAACGACTAGCTTTACAAGCAAGCTCGCACTTTTTGCGTCACTACAAAAGAAAGATGCGAAATCTGCAATCTTAGCTTTTGGTATTTGTCTTGGTATTGAATACGCAATCGAAGCTACGAACATGGAGGACGTTAAATGTCAGACCTTGCAGTAAGGCAGAAGCCTATAGTCAATAGCCAAGGGCGGATTCTAACTGGGCTGGCCGCACGAAAAGCACAGCTTGCAGTAGAACTAGGAATCCGAGAGGAACTAAAGCCCGCGCAGATGGAGCATAGAATCGGGATAGTATTCGATGATTCTGGTTCTATGGGACGCGCACAGAGCGAGGACGCACACGAGGGCTGCGAGGAATTTCTTCGCTCCTGCGAGCAGAATAAAACCGCTGTAGCTATATATCCGATGAATGCTGCTCCGATGCTGCTTTGCACCAATCTCCCCGCCTTGGCGATTATGGTTAAGAGTATTTGTGCAACCGGCGGTACGCCGCTTGTGCAGAAGCTCGGAGAGATGCTGAAGAAAAATAGCTTAACGCGAGCAATCGTATTCAGCGATGGTTGTCCGCAGAGCTATAGCGAACTGGAATATGACTCAATTAAAAGCAAAAAGATTCCAGTTGATACTGTATATATCAGTGACGGATATAAACAAGAACGCGCCGCTGAATTTATGGAAAAACTCGCTCGCGACACAGGTGGAATATATCTGTGTTTTGAGCGCGGGAAGTCTAATTTTCGTACAGCGTTTAAATATCTTAGCCCGGGGCTTCGATATATGCTTGCGGACAAGAGTTTCGCAGATAAGCTACAGGGGAGGTAATATGGTTACTCCAACAGAAGCACTTAGCGAAATAACAGCAAGGCAAAGAGATTCTAAAATATCAAAACAGCATCGTTTTGTACTAAGTGTTTTATTTCTTCTTTGTCAAAATGCTGTTGCGCGATATAAACGAGTTAAAGAACTAGACGCTCGTGTTCGAGTACTAGAATCAAAAATGCGGGATATACATCCTGATTTGCACTAGGAGATAGCGTGCCACTAACTCAAGAACAAGCAACTGTATTCTCACAACTCGCACTCAAGCTCTCTGCGCTGCGTATTAACGCATCGTTCGAGAGCGCTGAGGCGGGGCCAATAGTCACCACATATTACATGCGTCTCGGTGCTGCTGTTCCGATTGCTAAGATTATGCGTGCCGAAGAAGATCTCGCACTCGCCGTCGGAGCACCGAGCGTACTAATAACACGAAAGGGGGCTTCAATTGCGATTGCGATACCGAATACGCGCAGAGATGTCGTTTCTTATGATGTTTGCTTGCATACTCTTATGCAAGATACTATTTGTAAGTTGCCGATTATGCTTGGCGTTGACACAAAAGGTAATGCAGCACATATCGACCTTACCGAGTCACCCCACATTCTTATCGCGGGCAGCACTGGAGCAGGTAAATCGGTATTACTTTCCGCCATCATTAGTGCTCTGGCTGCAAGCCGCAGTAAGCACGAACTCAAACTAATGCTCGTCGATACCAAGCAGCTCGACCTCACATTATTCGCAGACCTCCCACATGTCGTGGAGGTCGCGGATAATGTGGAGAAAGTGCACGCATTATTCACGCGCTTAATGGCAATCGTTCGTCAGCGTACAGAGAAAATGAAAGGGGTAGCACGAAACCTTCATGAATACAATGCAATCTCTCCAACGTCGCTCCCGTATTACGTCGTTATTATCGACGAGCTCGCCGACGTTATTGGCGAAGATAACAGCCTCGCAAAATCTGGCTTGGAACCAGTTGCTGGCTATGAAAGAATCGCCCGCAGACTACAGGCGCTCACTCAAATATGCCGAGCAGTTGGAGTCCACGTTATATGTGCTACGCAAAGACCGAGTGTTAAGATCATCACTGGTGACATTAAAGCAAATTTCACAACTAGAATCGCACTACGCCTACCAACTGGCGCAGATTCTCGCACGATACTTAACGAGTATGGAGCGGAGTCGTTGCTCGGAAAGGGAGATATGCTCGTCGAAAGCCCGTGCTTCGATCAGATAACGAGATTTCATGGGCCGTTTGTAAGCATGGATCATATTGCTAATGTGCTGATAAATTGTGACTCGATTCGAGATTCATATAGGAGGGCGCCAAATGTCTAAAATGTTTGCCTTATGCGAACCAGATTTTGATTCAATTAAAATTCGATTTTCAGGCGCCGATAAGCAGTTGTATATTTTTCGTAGCTCCTCCGATGCTAGAGATTATGTAGCAGCGAACCCAGAATTTACTGCGTATAGACTTTGTACTATTTGTGATTTTTCTATTACCGATTACGAACCGGGCGAGCGTGCCGGGCTTGATGCGCCCTTCGATGCCGGGTGACGGGCGGGGGGCGGGGGTTTGGGTCGGCTGGGCGTATGTCGCTGATATGAGGCGATTTAGGGGCGTCATACGCCATCTATCAGGGCCATATCGACCTTGACACTGACCGTCCGGTAGAGCTATACTGACTATAGTCGCTAGGGTAATACACTACCTCGCCACCCGCATAAAAGGAATCCCCACAAACTATGAAAACAACACAAACAGTCCGAGCATTTGATGGATACCACAAAAATACCGGGCGAAAAACAGAACTGGCGTCATTTCGGATTTTCAAAGACCAGAACGCGGAGTTGAGTCTCCGTTATACTGGCAACAGATCGGTATTGACCAGGATTTTATTGGAGCAGTTTCTCAGCGGTAAGTTACCGAGTGTTGAAGCGGAATTTGAACAGATTACGAAGAAAACGCATATACCATTGGCGGCTGCGATTATAGATAATTATGCGACAACAAATAACACTCCGAGTGAGACTGCCGCTGAGATTGGCGTATCAGCGCAAAGAGCACATCAAATTTTACATCCAGAAAGATAAAAGGAGTAAGTATGGCGAGGTTCGATGTTGATACTATCCCAATATGCGTTAAGTGTGACGCAAAGGATGAGACTAAGGTTTGTTTAAAATGCAAAATTGTGTATTGTGCACACTACGCGTCCGTTACTGATAATCGATTCTGCGCTAATTGCATATCTGATTTCAGACTGAAAGAAACAATAGTCGAGAAGCAGGTTGAGCATATCCGACCGGATGGCTCGGTTACATTCTCAAGAAAGTACCAAGCGAGGTGTCTACATCTTATGGGGAATGATTGGTTGTTCGCATCTACGCTAATCTCAGAGATGAATGATGCTGAGATTGAAGCGACTATTGAGTATCATAAGGCGAATGTTTCGCTGATGCTTATGGAGAGGGAATCGCGGAAGCTAGAGCGGTATCATAAGCTCGCGGGCGTGAAGATTGTTAATATCAAGCATGAATCGCAGGAAGATCGAGAGAAGCGCGAGGAGAAGGAAGCGAGAGCAGCAGAGCGCAAGACTCGTGTTAAGGTCAAGGATAAAACTCCGAGCGCGGATGATGCTGTGGCGATGATCACTAAGCTGGCGAAGATGGGACTGAGTCAGGAAGCGATTTTGAATATGCTGGGGAAAAGAAAATAAAATGGCCTATACTGGTTGCCCGGGTAATATTTATAAAGAAGAGGAGGAGAAAATGAGAGTTACATATCATAGCATAAGCGGGATTGGTACTTTTGAAGATCCGTATTATTGTACGTCCAGTAAACAAGAAGCTAAAGACTGTCCAGTATGTGTATCTCGCATACCAGCCCTTAGAGAGGCTATGAAAAATGCGCAGAATGTGCAAGCTTGGTCTCCGATTAGGGACTTAATAAACTATCCCTCCCACTATACCGATGGTGGAATTGAAACGATTGATTTCATCGAAGCTAAGAAATTGAATTATAATCTCGGGAATGCTGTGAAGTATATCAGCAGAGCAGGGAAGAAAGTGCAAAATAACGGACAAGATGTTCTAACAGAAACGGCGATAATTGATATTGAAAAAGCAATCTGGTATTTAAATCGTGAGCTAAGCACCCTAAAGGGAAAATAATATGAATATCGGCGAAGCAGTATCAAAGTATCATTGGTTCAAGCGTGGAGAAGATGGTGTAATTGAGATGTTCCTCGACCACCATGCACTTGCAACCTTTCGCAGTTGCGAAGCATCTTTTGAACTTTCAATGATGGCGAATATCAGGCCATTGCATAAGAGTTGGAATCTTGAGTTTGGGATTTTATTTCACAAGATGATCGAAGAATTCTATATCGCCAAACGCGACGATAAATTCGAGATCGCATCGTGGCTACAGCTCGCGGTCGGACTATGGCAAGAATACAACATGCACGAACAGTTCTCAGAGCATAAGATGTATAAAATGCTTGGGGGCGTGT